AATGCATTGTTGGTGTGTGAGTAAAGGATATGATAGATTGTAATAATTGTGTGATTTGCGTGGGAGGCTATATGATAGATTGTAATTATAATGTGATTTGCGTGGGATTAGCGTGTGATTTGCGTGGGATTAGCGTGTGATTTGCGTGTGAATTGCAGTCCTAAAACAGTACCCATTTCTCATTATGTTACCCATTTCTGCATAGCCGTTAAATAGGCGTTAAAGAACTATAAAAATGAATAACTTATTGTTATAGTTCCGTTGAAATAGATCCGTTGGGGCTAGATGATAGAGTGCAATTGTTGTGGGATTTGCGTGGGATTTTCGTGGGATTTTCGTGGGATTTTCGTGGGAATATTTATATATATAAAAAAGTACTTAAAGGGGGGTCGGGTATATTGCCAGTCTCTTCACTCATTTCCAATCTCTTCTCTCACTTCTCTCGTGAATTACAAAACATCTCCAGAAATATCTATGAGAATTGAAAGTTGAAATATTGAACTTCACCCATATATATTTAGCTGTCCAAAGATTTTAAGAGAGAAAAGGCCGGGGGAATCGCGGGAGATTTACGGGGAATTAATATAGTATAGCACGGGAGGCTAGATGATACAGTGTAATTAGTAGTCCTAAAACATAACCCATTTCTCATTATGTTACCCATTTCTGCATAGCCGTTAAATACACCATATAGAGTGTGTTCAACGTAACTATTCAATTACTTATAAATAGTTCCGTTGGGGGGCTAGATGATAGGGTATACAGTATCTAGATAATACTGTGGAATCGTGTGGGAATCGTGTGGGAATCGTGTGGGAATCGTGTGGGAATCGTGTGGGAATCGTGTGGGAATCTCAAGGGAATACCTAGATAATAGAGTGCAATTCTTGTGGGAATCACGGGGGAATCGCAGGGGAATAGCGGGGGGAAATAGCTAGATACTACAGTACAATTAACGGGGAATTTACGGGAAATTTTTGTAACCCATTTCTCATTATGTTACCCATTTCTGAATAGTCAAGAAACAGTAATTTACAGGGTAAGTTACGTTGAATTTGCGGGAAACTGGCGGGGAATAGATCCGTTGGGAGCTAGATGCGACAGTGTAATATAAATTCAACTCTACCACGTAAAACCCTAGTAAGTTTCCAGAGAGTTCCTAGAGAGTTCCTAGATAATTCCATATAAATAAAAATAATATCTACTTTAGTTAATAGATATCATTTAGCTAGATTAAACTATACTCTGACCAGATATATCTGTTACTATTTTGTCTATTATCTGTACTATTTGTTTATCATCGTCTAATTTTCCATCATCTAATTTTCCACCATCTTCGTCAATATCAGATTTCACAATTATATTTGATGGTATAGGTATATCTTTTGCACCAATAATATTGTTTTTATTTAAAGGTGGCTGAAGTATTGTGTTAATTACCATGTCTTCTTTCTTTAAAGGCGAGTCATCAAAAGGATCATCGCTTATATTAGGTATTTGTTTATATTTATTCGTAGGAATATTATCAAGTTCAAAAAGTTCAGGTAATTTATTTAAATCTTCACTCATTGTTGGTGTTGAATTAATATCTGATCTAAATTGTTGTGGTACATCTGCAAGTAAATCATTTTTCATTTGTTTCTCTAATAAATTAGATGATTCACAGAGTTTAATATACAATGAATATTTATCATTCAAATATTCCTTACCATCTTCCAAACGATTTTCTCTGCGAAGTGCTAGTGTTTTGTATAAATGAATAGCTAAAGTATAAAAATCTTTGGAATGTTTCAATTCTGTTTCCATTGCTGATTGTATTCCCAAATACAATTCTAAAGAACCAATAATACCCATTATCATACCAATTAAACATGTTATTCCACTAATAATCTGTTGTTCTAATACAGGTTGCAAACCAACAGATGCAGTACTATTCAAAGATGCAAGTATAATCATTGGTAATCTAAACCATTTACCATAAGATTTCCAATAATAAAAACGCTTTCTGTGATATTCGCTCAAATTTACACAATTAACGCGCAATTTTTCACAAATTTCTTCAATTTCATCGGACCAATGCATATATATATATACTTTTATAAAATATCTAGAGAAATTCCAATACAATATTAACAAGATCAGACGGTATTTTCCTAGATAAACCTGAATAAGAAAGATTAAATAACAAATTACTAAATATTAATTTATTATTTTTTGTCAATTGAATATTAAATAAATTCTCCTTTTTAGATATTTCATCTTTTACATAATCCTCGCCCAAAATTTCTTGTGAATCTTTGGTATGATCAATCCAAACTTTTTTATATTTACGTGTAATTCTATGTAAACCTACCCAGAAATCTAAAGAAATTACTTTTTCTGGATCTACATTTTTGCACTCTACTATACCTGATGATGATAACGAATCAACGAAAGAACATAGTAGATATTGCATGAGAAAATATCTATAATACTTATTAGCGTTATTCCAACTCCTAATATTATTTGAGATCATAATATCTCCAATTTCATTATTTAAAATGTATTCTATCCTACATACACCCCTTACAATTTTTTCTTGATCTTTTTTATATATGTAGTCACCATGATCCAAGAGTGATGGAGGAAACTTAAAGTGACGATGTGAGGCGATTCTTCCTTTGTAATATCTATATCTTACCATGGCATCTTCGTAAATTTTAGTTAATTTATCGTGTAGAAGATCACCAATACCAACATGCGAACCAAAGGCACAATTGTTACATCTGCAAACGTATTTTTGATATTTTCTTGGAGACATTTTGCGTTAGTTATATATTTAGAATGAGTGGTGACTTTTAAAATCATTTTTTTTAAAATAGAAAATTTTATCAAGTTATATATATAATGACTATATCTAAAGCAGAACAGGCAAATATGACACCATTGGAGTACTTAAAAGCAACAAACCACCCAGACTTAGCAACAGCACAGAGTTATATGGAACAACATAAACACATGGGGACGATGGTAGTGAATCGAATTTATGCTGGAATTCAAGCTGGTCATTACAAGATGACACACCCACCAAGTATGTTAGGCAAAGATATATACATATTTGGAGATAAAATTGAAACAGGACCAATGAGAGAAATGTTAAGCACCCCGTATGGAAAAAGTACACATTTTACAACAAAAATGTTTGGTGGTAAAAAAACCAGAAGAAGACATAATAAAAAACAAAAGAAGTCTAAAATGAGTAAAAAATCAAAGAAATCTAGAAAGACAAGAAAAACAAGAAAAACAAGAAGAAGAAGACATTAAAATAATTTAGAAATACATATTATTTATAATATTTAAATAATATATATATAATGAGTACAAAAGAAGAATCAAAAGGAAGTTCAGAAGCAGAAACAAAGACAATGAGCCAAAAAATATCAGAACGTGCATCATCATTTGCATCTGAAGCACAAAAAGATATGGGTCTAGCGGCTAAAGGAGTTGGTAAGATGATTAGCAATACACAACAATTTTTGGATAAAAAAGGAAGGAAATTTTCCAAATTCTTAGATGAAAAAGGAGATGAAGGGGAAAAATGGTGGATGAAAAATAAAGGGGTTGGAAGTGCATTAAAGGATACTGCTTCATATTTTAAAAAAGGGGCTTCAACGCTTTCAAGGTTTGGAAAGGGCGCATATGATGAAGGTAAGAAAATTCTCGAGGATAGAGAAAATACAAAAATACTTAATGATGCAATTGGTGAATCATATGCAAGTAAAGGTATTGCTAAAGACAATGGAAAGATTATAGTAAAAAATTTTGACGAAACTGAAGGTCAATATAAAGGGTATAAATTAGTAAAAACAGATGAAGTGTACGCTAAGTATGAAATGTATTTTAGAGATAAGAGTACAGTAGATCAAACAAATCCAAGCAAGTCAATAACTATGCTTATACCAACACCTTATGCAATGGAAATGGGATATAATAGAAAAGAAAGGAATAAAGAAGAATTCATTAAAAGTGTTTTAACTGATATTCTTGGAAGAGAACCTTCTAGAGGCGACATCAAGAAACATAATGACGGAAACAAATACGTAGATCATTCAAAAATGGACAATGTAGAAAAGTTTAAAATGGATCAAAATAATATGAAAGATTTTATACAAAAGTACAATGCGCAAGTGGATATACATATAAAAAAAACACTAGAAAATGAACATAACCACAACATGAAAACAATGCCAGAGAAAAATATTGGTTTATCTGATCCTAATCAAAGTCCGACAGGAATGTTAGACCCTGCAGCATTGAGGGCATCAGAAGCAGCAGATGCAGCAGCAGCGACAGCATTGCAAAAAGCCGAAAGTAATCTTCCATTCGCACCACCAGTATCCCAAGTTCCGGTAGCACAATCACCACTACCACCAGCAAAAGGAGGAGGAAGAAAGAGAAAAGGAGGTAATATGTTTTCCAATGCTTTTAAAGGTGTGCACATGCCAGACATGATGAGTCAGAAAGCTCCTGAAGCTCCGGTAAGTAGAGAACAAGAACTGAAGATGAAATATTACATGGATCTTTCTGAGTTTGTATTACCAAATTTAATGGAGCAGCCAAACGCAGTTGAAGATTTGATTTCTGGAAAAGAAAAAGTTATGGCTACTGATAGCAGCAGCGATGTCAAAGATCAAGGAGGAGTTAAAGGAATGTTTGGACGTATGTTTAAAGGTGGTCGTAAAACAAGAAAAATTAAAAAGAACAAGGTTAAGAAGACCAAAAAAGTCAAGAAGATAAAAAAGACAAGAAAGAGTAAGAGAAAGAAAGTAAGAAAGACAAATAGAAGACGTTAGAAAATGTTAGAATATTTATTTATATATATTAATAAATATTCAATAAATAGAGTGTTTGCATGTAATATAATTAGTTTGATCATCAATAATATATAAACCAATGTTGCAAATATTACAATAGTTGTCTAAATAGTTAAATACTAAGGGGTGATTTCGATAAATGATAAATTCTTTGAAGAAAGAAGTTTGAATCATATTGTAGAAGCTTGTATTTAAACAATTAATATTAATGATGTCTTCATTAGTAAGAAATTCGAAAATGAAATATAATAAATCGGAAGGTAATTTATTAATAATTTCTGACATTTTTCTTTGATTATATTATATGAAAAAAAATTAATCGGAATTGAACCAAGCAAGATTAGTATTATGAACAGTGCCAGTATCTAAGTCAGTAAAGGCTGATTTCATAGCAGTAGCATCTTGAAACATATTTTCCAATTGACCACCAAAAATTTTAGAAACGTCCCATTTTCTAATATCTTGATTAAAAGAATAGGCGCCATTAAACATTGACATCATTGTTTCGACTTTAGAGGTATTCCAATTAGAAATATCTTGATTGAAAGCTTCGGCACCTTCAAACATCTTCATCATATTAGTAACATTTGAGACATCCCATGTAGATATATCATCATTGAATGTATCTTTGTCTTCAAACAAACTGGACATATTTGTAATAAGTGAGGTATCCCATGTAGATATGTTGCCATATGTAGTATCACCTCCTATCCATGCAGTAACTGCATTTTGAAGGTCTGTTTTTGTTGTAGGTTTGAAAGTTTTAACAATAACAGTTCTAGTAGCAGTATCAATTTTGCCAGATGTGTCTGTAGCAGTGTATGTGACAATATATGTCCCGGTAACAGATGTATTAACTAAGTTGCTGTTATCAGTAACAGTGAGACCTTCTGTAGAAGTAGCTCCTAGATCAGTATAAGTAGAACCTTTGAAAACATCAACAGTGGCAGCACCATTAATAGAAACTACGGGTGGTTTGAAGTATTTATAGTATCCATCATTATTGTTAGTTAGGAATTGTGATGTCATTTGAGTTGCACCAGTAAACATCGAATCAAATTTAGCAGGATCGGTAATAGCATCAGGGTTCCATGAAGATATATTTTGATCAAATGCGGTAGCATTTTGAAACATGGATGTCATAGAAGTAACACTTGTAACGTCCCACGAAGAGATATCTTGATTAAATGCTGTAGCACCTTTAAACATGTTGTCCATGTTAGTAACACGAGATGTATTCCAACCATTGATGTCATGGTTAAATGTAGTATTATTTTCGAAAAGTGAACTTAAATCAGTAATAGCAGATATATTCCATGAAGATACAGTACCGTATTTTGTAATAGCTTGTTTGTATGCGTTAGTGGTTGAATCTGTAGAGACGATATTGATAGCATCGATAAGTTGTTGTTTAGAAGTGAATGGATATGGTCGTGGCCATAGAGACATTTTACTAAATCTGGATTTATTTTTGCTTGGTGGGAATAATGGAAGCATTCTAAATACATTTTTTCTGATACCATTAATTCCAGCAGTAGGGACTTGAGCTTGTCCTTTCATTCCTGTACTAGAGTTATCAGTAGATGCAGTAAGTGAAGAGACTTTATTAGCACGTGAACTTAATCCTTTACGATACATTTATATATATAATTATAATATATTATATATAAATTTACAAAATACATTTGGTGTTATCACCTAGGAAGAATTTATCACAAATATTAGGTAATAATTTGTCGTCTTTCATAGAAGCGAGACTGATGTTAATATCTCTAAGAAGATCAGTATTATCTTTATTGACAGCTAATGCGATTTCATCGTAACCCATATTAATATTAGATATTCTAAGATTAGGGTATTTGTTCTCGACTTGTTTAAATGATTCTTCAGAAACGAATATACCATCAAATTTCTTTGAATTTTTGAGATAAAAATCAGCTATACCTCCACTTACGATGTTACCTTCTTCTGAAGTTTTTTTAACATCATCTGGAAGATCGTCATAGTCAATTTCAGTAACATCAAGTTTAACTTTAGATTCGTAATATTTCATGAAGGAGCTTTGAGATGTACCTTTAATAGTAAGAATATTTTTATCAGCAAGATCAGCAACATCACGGAATGGGTCGTTTTGAGATTCAATACGAAGAATATCAGTAGTGGCTGTAGCGTGTAAGTATAGAGAGAAGTAGAAAGAAATGATAAGTATCATGAATGAGATAAAGAATTCAACGTAACTGCTTCTAGTTTTAGTACCTAAATTTTGGAATTCTCCTAGTAAAGATATCATAGTGTCGTAGAAAACAGTAATGTATGAGCCTTTTTTTCTGTTAAGCAATAAGAAGTATCCAAGTATGAGACCCATTAAAATAAGAAAAGCAAAAGGACCACCACCACGGCTTACAAAAGCAGCTAAATATCTATAATATATGTCATTATCAGTGTGTTTATAAATCATACGATTTTGATCAAGATAAGTTAAAGATGAGAATAAAACTTCATTAGCTCTAGGGTGTGTAATAGATATATTTCCTACTAAAACATCATATTTTCCGTCAGCTAATTTTTTAATTTCTTCATCATAATTAGGTTTTTCAACATATACATATTCACAGTTTAAGTTTTGCTCTTTTTCAATAACTTTCCAGATTTCATAATCAAGACCATCAATTAATCCAGAAGAATTTTTAAACATGTAGGGTTTGTTGTCACCTAATAAACCAACAACTATAGTTTTATCTGTCATAAATATAAATATACAAATATATTATTTTCTCTCTTTTCTCTCTTTTCTCTCTTAATTAGGTTGGATTGTTGTAATTAAATAGGTGAAGTCGAAATATAGAAATAGGTGTTTATTGAAGTTAGGTAGGGCTTTTGTGTGAATTAAAGAGAGAAATAAAATAACTAAATTTAAGTTAAATTAATTTATAAATAAATAATATATTGAAATGGATTATTTTGTTTGTGGTTGTAAAGGGAATGATGAGAATGTAGGAACAAAAGAGAACCCTTTTAAAACAATTGATGCTGCTTCGAAAATAGCTGGTCCAGGTGACACAATAAATATTGAATCAGGTATATACCGAGAAAGAGTTGTACCTGTACAAGGTGGTAAACGTGATAAACCATTAACATATAAATCTATAGAAAAACATGGTGTAATTATTCGTGGTTCTAACATATGGAAGCCAGATATAATTGAGAATAATATAGCAAAAGGTATGATAGAAGATTCATTTTTTCCAGATAAATCACATAAAAACGGTGGAAATCCATTTGAAATCAGATTATGTGTAACCCCCTATGGGAGAGAAGGATTTCCTGAAACCAAAATAAAATCAATTAAGAAAAGCGACGCAAATATGCATTATTGTTTAGGTCAAGTATTCGTAAATGATGTTATGTACAAACAATGTCCATATAAAAATGAAATGGAAACAACAAATAATTCATGGTATTATGAGAGTGAAACAAAAAGACTTTTTATCAATGGTGTATCAGATGAGGATACAATCGAAATAACAAATCAGAGAAGATTATTCGCTCCGCATAAACGTAATTTACGTAACATCAATATTGACGGGTTTATCTTTGAAAGATGTGGAAATCAATATCCGAATCGTTTTTGGGTAATTGCTGATCAAGCTCAAGCTGGAGCAGTGGGTACACGATGTGGAAAATTCTGGAAAATAACAAATAATATAATTCGATATGCAAACGGTATTGGTATTGATTGGGGTAATGAAGGTAAAAAATCGCAAGATTTAGAAATAGGTATAAATGGTGATGCTTTTGGAACGTATGGGCATATAATTTCGAATAATATAATAAGTAATAATGGTGCAGCGGGAACAGGTGCTTTCATGGCAAACAAGTTTATTTTTGAGAATAATATAGTAGAATATAATAATAATCTAAATTTCAAAGGTAAGCAACGATGGGAAAGTGGTGGATTAAAGACACATCGCCCGAACAATTCAATAATACGGAATAACATAATTCGTAATAATTACTGTCATGGATTGTGGTCAGATCAAGGTGCAGGTAAAAATTGTTTAATAGAAAAAAATTATTTTATTAACAATGGTGGAAGTGGATGTGAGTTTGAAATAGGTGTTAATATGAGTTCAAGAGTAGTAAACAACATATTTTATGATAATAAATATGGGGTTCGTTTTTCAACATCAGGTGGTGTTCTTGTTGCGCATAATTTATTTTTAAAATCTAATGAATGTGATATTGAAACACATATTTTCAAACGTGGAGACAAATGGGACTCTAAAAATGTAAATATTTATTATAATACATTTGTAAATGCTCCTGAATATATTCATATAAATTCTCCAAATAATGATCCGAAAACATTATGTAGTCGTTTTTTTAATTATAATACATACGTAATGGATCCAATAGATAAAAAATTCCACATAAAAAAAAGCTGGAAGGATAAGAGTAATTATAATTATAAAGAATGGCAAGAAGAGATGAAGTATTATAATGGTGAAAATGCAGATGAAGATAGTATGACTATATTGAAATATGAAGATGTATCTGGTGCGATATATACACTATGTGAAAACCCTGTGGATATGCCAATTTATGTTATTAAAAAAGATAAAATAGGGTCACTTTATGATTTTAACAAGAAGAAATGGAATGAAAGTAATCATATTTCCGGTCCATTTTTAAAATAATAAATAGATTTGGAGAATATATAAATAACTTAAAAATAAAATAAAAAGGTAGATTAAATATAATGGAAGATATAATTGATGAATGTAGTGTTGCTCACAGAGAACGTAAAAGTTTATTAACATTGAAGAGAAGACAAGATGAAATATTTAAAGAAGATGATTTGATAGATTTAAACACAATATTAGATGAGTGTCAAATGAATAATTCAGTGTCAAAGTCAATTACTGGAACGTTAACACGTAATACTTTTAATTTAAAAAACAACTATTTAAAATTAAGAATAAGAACGAAATTTGAGGAAGATTATTTAATAGAACTCGGAAGTGATAGAGATGTAATTGTGAGTGAAACATACATAGGATTTTTAAGAAGTAATAATGTAAAGATAGATTTAGAGATAACAATAAATTATCCAGAGGACTATCCTTATGTAAGACCTGAATGGGTAATAAATAAATATCATGGATTAAACGTTAATGAAAATATAGAATATTATTTTGATGGAAAGATAAATAATCATAATAAATTGAATGAAAGAGGATGGTCTCCAGTAATAGATATAGCAAGTGATTTAAAAAAGTTTTTAGTAAGTATAGGTGATATATGGAATATATTAAATATATAATTAAAAAATTGATTTATAACATATATTATAATATAGATTATAAATAGATGGTAAATAGTGTAATGTGTCAAGCATGTAAATCAGAATATTTAAAAAAGGATGATATATTATTATATGAAAGATGTTTTATAACTCATGATGGGTATGATGAAGAGGGACCAGATAATAATATTTATGATTATTTATTAATAATAAAACGAGATAATAAAATATTATATGAAATATTTCATAGAGAACATTATTATAATGATAAAAATGAAGAACGATTTTCTTTGTATGATTATAATGGTGGAGAATGTAAAGGAACATTAATTCCTTTTGGAAGGAGTGTTACAAAAATAATGAGTGAATTCAAGAATAAAGAGAAACAACAAGAGATATTCAGATGTTTTGTAGTAGGTGATTATAATAGTCAATTATTTAAAGATTTTACAAGATATTTAAAAAATGGTAATATGTTTGTTGATTATAAATTTTAAAGAAATATAGATAATATATATGTATACGCCAGTGATATATATGGGGAGTGATTATATATATAATGAAAAGAATTGTGATAGTATAGAGAAGAAAATAAAATTAAAGAAGGCTCTAAAAGAGATAGAAAATGAAATAAAAAAGAAGGGTGTAGAAGTAATAAAACCAGTAAGAAGAGATAAGAAAAAGATATGTAGATCTTTATGGGTAAGAGATAGTTCATTTACAATTCACAATCAAGTATATTTAATGCCCCAAATGGTAAAAAGTGATGATAGGGATAGATCAAAACAGATAGCTAGTGAAGTAGACGTAATACCATATGTAATGGATGGTGAGATAGTACCTGAGAGTGTAAATTTAGATGGAGGAGATATAATAATAGATGGTAAGACGATATTTGTAGGTAAAGGTGAAAGAACAGACGATAGTGGTGTAGAATATTTACGTAAAAAATTTCCTGAAAGAGAGGTAATAGTGATAGTTCATCATGCATTACATTTGGATTGTTGCTTTGGAGTGTTACCTGGAAAGAAATTATTGTATTCAAGTAAATATGTGAAAAGATTGCCAAGTGTATTAAGAGATAGGTATACAGTTTATAAAGTAGAAAATTATATGAGGAAGGGAGCAGATACAAATTTGGCAACTAATTATTTATTGATAGGTAAAACAATAATAATAGCATATAAGAAGAAGTTTGAGAAGATATATAAGTTGATGGAGGAATTAGGTTTTGAAGTAAAGACAATACCATTTTCGAATATATTTTTGGATGGTGGTGGTGTGAGATGCATGACTCAGTGGTATAAGATGCCAAAAGATCAAGAGATATTTTAAAGTTTTGCATGAGTGGCATGACAGGATACCTGGTGTGAAGTTTCTATATTAATAAATAAAGTTTTTTATTTATTAATAAAAAACAATTATAAATAACCTAGCTATTGTAAAGTAGAGAATATTTTTTCGATTTCTTGATTAGTTTCACAAACATCTTGGTCTTGTGTTAATTTGATGAAACATCTCAAGCAAACAAGTAGATCAATGAAGGCATCATGTAAATTTTTGGGAACAAAACCGAAGTAGTGTTTATGTAATTCTTCTAGTTTTGGATTTTTGATATATTTTTCGCCTTTAAAGTTAGTAGCTACAATTTTGGTAACATGAACAGAGTGTTTCATTGTACAGTAAGATATTTCTTCAAGAAGAAAGCAAGGTATCTTGATTCGTTCACATTCAAACATAATCATTCTGTTATCGAATGTTATGTTGTGTGCAACGACAAGATCAGCTTCAAAATAAGCAGTTTTGAATTGTTGAATAGCATAAGAGATATCTATACCTTTTGTTTGTGTATCATTCTTGTAAATACCATGAACATTAGAGGCTCCTTCTGGAATTTCAACATGTTCTGGTATTTTAATGATCTGGTTGAAATTTTTAATGATATCATTAGTTTTAGTATCATACAACATGAATGCGAGTTGTACGATATATGGCATTTTATCAATAGATAAATATGCTTTTGGTATGACGCCGGTAGTTTCAGTATCGAAAACTAGAACCTTCATGGTATATGATGTATGTTGTATGTAAGTAGTTTAAAAAATGAATTTAATTTCAATTTTTTTCAAATAAAAAAATATATATAGTAAAAAAAACTCATTTAGTTCCGAACATACGCGTTCTTGATCCAGGACACACCACGAGGAGGCGAGTTTTATTATGTCCCAATGCCCGTCGGCAACCCAGAAATAACTCCATATAACCTGACACTTAAGTCCTCAGTTATAATTCACTATTTCAGTTAAATATTAGGGGGGTAACCTAATACCACTACGCTAGGATTTTTTAAGCGCTGTTCAGGATAAGTTTTGCTATCTATGACACGGCTTTCGAAATTAAGAGTCTCTTAAGGTTATCTCCCTACTAACCTTTTCCATGGTCACAAAGATCATTAGATCTGAACTCCTAGGCACCACCACGGGTGTTAATTCACCTCCGCCTTCGGATCGTAGGATGTCCATGTGTTCTTTAGAACTTTCCCCTTCATTCTAAAGTGGCCTAACACACACCCTTCCATTCCCAGGACAAGTTTAGACACATTGCCAAATGGTGTATTTCATAGATGTAGTGGTGGTTTACTGCGATATTATCCTGTCTAGAATGTAGTGTTATCTACATCTCGAGGTGTATATCTGACCTTTCCAACTAGTGTATACAAAGTGAGTAGAAATGAATCAATTTTTTTGAAACAAATTTTTATTTTCAACAACAAAAATTGTTAAATATATTATAAATGTATTTAAAGATGTCTTACTAGTAAAGAGTATGTATGGGCGGTGAAGATTATGATATATCGAATCCCAGTTGTTATGTTCCACTAATAGTAGTAATCTTTTTAATATTTTGTGTGGTAGCATTTATTTATGAAACTAGAAGATCAATTAGACAAGGTATAGAAAGAGATAATGTAATAAGGGAAAGGATGAAACAAAATTTATTAGAAGTAAAAACTTCTTCTTCAGAAATTTAAATATAAAATAAGATATAAAATGTTTTTTGCTCGCGTAGCTCAGTTGGTTAGAGCATCGGTCTTATGAGCCGAAGGTCTGCGGTTCGAGCCCGCACGTGAGCACCAAAAGCACGGATGGCCGAGTGGTCTAAGGCGGAAGACTTAAGATCTTTTCTCTACGGAGGCGAGGGTTCGAACCCCTCTCCGTGCATTCTCCCAATTAGTCTATCGGTTAGGATATGGCCCTTTCAAGGCTGAGAGCTGGGTTCGATTCCCAGATTGGGAATTTTTTTTGGCCCTATTGGCGCAATTGGATAGCGCGTAAGACTTCTAATCTTAAGGTTGCAGGTTCAAGTCCTGCATAGGGTGCTTTGCTCTTATGGTCTAATGGTTATGACTGCGGACTTTGAATCCGCCAGCCTGGGTTCGATTCCCAGTAGGAGCTTACCCAGTTAGTCGTTCTGGGTGAGAAATCGACTTGAGGTAAGTGATAGAATGAGTATATATAATTTTTCAACTAATCATTACTCATATTTCGGCTATCGCATCTTTAATAGCGTGAAAGTGGGGGCTATTAATAATTAAACCTAGTTAGCTCAGTCGGTAGAGCGCCAGCCTTTTAAGCTGGTGGTCGTGGGTTCGAGCCCCACATTGGGTAAAAAATATTATTATAGTATATATATGAATTTATCTCACAATGTTTATAACCCGAATAATTTGAATATTGATACCAATGAATATCACGTAATTCCTTTTGGACATAGATGCGCATCTGCATTAGCATTGAAATTTGCTTCATTGAGGAAATTTTCTTTACCTTTTGACTGGACAACACCATCATTTCCAATATGCATTAAGAATGTTTTAATAAACAATTTTGAAGATTTTATACCGGATGTTCATAATAATATATTCACTAATAAATATAATATAAGACTTGTACATTTCAATTCAAATATAGAAGAAGGAATCGCTGAATATAAGAGACGAATCGAGAGATTTTATAAAGTCATAAAAGAAGGGAAAAAAATTTATTTTATATACGTGAATGAAGATTATTTGTATAATGCAGAATATAGAAAACCAGAGTTTAATGATGACATATTTTCACAAATGGTAGATCTTGATTCGTATCTTAAAAAAACTTATGATAACATTGATTTTACTATATTATATTTTAATTTTGTGAAGCATAAAGTTCCTATTGATTCAAATATTATTAATTTTGTCCTACACACTGAAAAAATATGGAACAGTAATAATGGATGTCCATATGAAGATTTCAGACGATATTGTGGGAAGGTATTAAGTGATATATTTGAAACACATTTTGTACCTGAATATTCGAGATCAGATTTTATTGGATAAAGTGTATAATATTGAGTAAAATTTGTTTGATATCAAATGTCGTAATTTGAATAATTGGGTATTTTGCTGCGTTAGCTCAGACGGCAGAGCGTGAGGCTGTTAACCTTAAGGTCATAGGTTCGATTCCTATACGTAGCGTTTGGGGAATTAGCTCACTGGTAGAGCACTCGTAGGGCTTACGAGGGGTAATTGGTTCGATTCCAGTATTCTCCTAAAAAAATAAAAAAAAGGCAAAGCCTTTTATTATATTTTATAATATAATTTATTCAAGTAAATTATATTACTTTTCTTGTTGAAACCAATTAGATTGAGTTATTCTTTCATCTTGAAACCAATATGGTCTTCCTCTTTTTTTCCAAGATGCAATATTTCTTTTATGTGTATCAAATTGATAATAGTTACGATATGCGACAACAGGATCAGGATCTTTGAATTCATCAGGCATAGCTTGAGCGAAGGGAGTAAGACCTTTTTCTGGAAATTTGTCAGAAGATGGAATATTATCTTTTAGATACATTACCATAGTATATGATTTGTGTACTTTAGAAGGAGGGTGATCATATCTATATTTCCATTCTTCATGCATAGCTTCAACCATTGAAACAAGCCATAGAAAGTTTTCTTGAGAGGTTCTCACCCATATAGAAACAGGATGATTTTTATGTGATGTCTTGTAAATAGTGAGATTATGATCAGGTTCAAGGATATTGACTGCTGTACACAGCATTTGTGCTGATTCAAGAATCATTTTTGAAACATGTTTGTCAAACATGTATTCAGCGCACTCACGAAAACACAAAGAGAGAATGAATAGATTCATATTGTATATATTTTATGATATGTAAAAAATACACAAAAAGTAATCAATTTTTTTATTTTACTTAAATATAATGTATAAGACTTTATTAGAAGTTTATGTATTAAATAGTTATCCTTTTGTGAATTAATTGAATGATGTATTTTGTATAAGACCTAACGGTAAAGCACATGCTAGTAATGCATTATAATTATTAATAAATTCACTACTGTAAGGATTTCTAACAATTGTAATTTTTTGTTTTTTTTGCTTAATTCTTGTTTTGAGTTTTTCAAGTTGAGTCTTAGAAAGTTTGTTATCATTAAAGGCTTTTTCAGCCCATTTTGGAATTTGGTAGTTATAACCAGGTTTATTTTTATATGATAAGGTAATTTGAATAAATGCCAGGATTAATACTAGAAAGAACATCATTTTTTATGTAAAAGATATTGTACATAAAAAATAATCAATTTTTTTAATATGTAATAGACTTATTCAAAAAAAATTGATTTGGTTTAAAAAACTTATGAGGGAGGTATACAATAACAACAATGGGTGGTTTTAAAGACTTACAAATTGAAAGAGAACGATTGATTGACAGTATTAATGCTACTTGGGTTGAGTGGCAAGAAAAGCATAAAAAATTTAATAGTTATTATAATCGTCGCAAATACTTTCCTCATAATATGGATGTCTTTGATAAAAAAATGGCAGCTCTTAACCAATGGTGGAGAGAAGCTTGGTTGGAGAAAAAGAGGAAATTGCTTGAGTTCGATAACTCAATTGATGAAGTAGAGAGTATACTTTCCGATATCACTGGTGAATGGATGGAAATTGAAAGAGATGAAGTTCCTGTGAAGAATGAAGTAATTGTAAGAAGAGGTCGTCCTCGTGGTAAGACTAACAAGGGACATCACCGTAAGTCACCCAATGAGCGTATTCACAAAGAGTATGAACTGCGTGATATACGTAGATCACCTAGGATTGCAGCCTTACAGGCAAAGTTGTATGTAAAGATTTAATGTAGTGTGTAGTGAAATTGTAGTTAGTAGTAGCTAGATTATTTTAACTAATTTTTTTACATGTAATTAATTTTGTATAATAGAACATATTTAAATTGTGAAGAGTTTGTTTTTAATATTGAACTTTTCTTGTTTGTATGTATAGTTAAGTTACCTGTATTATTATTGTTATATTCTCTTGAAAAAATAGTATCATATGGAGTAGGATCATCACAAACTGTATCATTTAAGTAAAATATTGATAAAATTTGATTTTCTGATAAAAAATTATGATTTTTTTTTGTATCTTTATCATACCTGTATATTGAAATACTTTCTATATCTAAATCATTAATGTTGTATGTATTAGAAATTGAATCACAAATAAAATTTTTGAAGAACATTAATAAACTAATTAATATATCATTTTTATCATCAATAAAAATTTCATTACTTTCTTGAAAATTGCTATCATGAATATTTGAAAAAATGTTGGATATAAAATCTTCTGTATTTTTACAACTACTATTAATAATTTTCCAAAAATTAAAATTATTTATATCATAAGTTAAACTATCTGTTTCTAAGTATTCTGTAAGTAAACATGCATCATAATTTTTATAAACATTTTTTAAATCTAATTCATGAAAATCATTTAGTTCTTTTTTAAAAGATTCAATATAGTTAAATGACATATCTGAATTGAAATTTTCCATTTTACTTTCTAGTAATAAAATTTTAGAAGTTTCAATATTATTCTCAAATTCTTCTTCAATTATATAATCTATTTTATTAAAAAATTTTGAATTTAATGAGTTATTAGGAAGAACCATAATATATAGATTTTTGTCATCATTTAAATAAATATTATTTTTTGTTGAATCAGATATATATATTAATGATGGACTTTTGTTGAAAACATTACAAAAATAATTAAAATTATTGTTACTATGATATACAAAAGAAGTAGTAAAGTTTTCAGTATTAACAATAATGTAATGTGCGGGTATAATATCCAAATTCGGATAATTTTTAAAAGTAGAGGGATTTGTAATAATAATAAAGCTATCTAAAAAAGAATATTTGATATTATTTTTTTCTAATACATTTTTTACAAATTCTTCAATTATATAGTTAATATTTTTTTTATCAAATGATTTTGTAATAAAAATAGGAAAATCTTTTTTATCCTGACATTTAATATCTTTAAAAATGTTTTGATTTACAGAACTATAATTATATATTTTAAATGGATTTTCTATAATAGAAGGAATATTAATATCAAAATTATTATCATTATTTGATATGTCATTCAAGTTATCGCAATTAATTAAATTATTTTTACACGTAAAATATAGATAATTATATTTTTTATAATTTTCTATTAAAAATTTATCAGTATCTAGTATATTTTCATTATAATCATAATTTATGATTTTTATGTCTTTTTCTTCAAGATCTTTTATAGTAAAATCATTATCTATAAAATCATTATCTATACAATTATTATTAGTGTATTCATTTAAATTTGGTTTTTGTAAATAAACATTTATAATTAAGTATAAATTTTCTGATTTATCACTTAAATATAGTGAATTATTAATATCATTACTATATGCTATAACATCATATTTATTAGGTATCACCATACATTTTTTGAAAATATTATCATTATTCTCATTATAATTTTCTTTTGAATTTAATAAAAATGTTCCATTTGAATTATCATTAATAGAAATAACAATGGAAGAATGAGAAAAAATTATAGTTTCATTACCAAAAATAGATTTATTATCAATAGAACAATTATTCTCAAATTTTTTAATAACAAAAGTATAAAAATTTTTTTTAAAGTTTAATGTAGTTTTAGAAGTATAATGAGTAATAATTTTTTGAAAATAACTATTAAATAAATTATCTTTTGAAAAGTTAATATTGTATTCTTTATTAATTTTGGAATTTTGAATTAATAAATTAAAAAAATTTTCGTTTTTAAAAAATAATTTATATAACAAAATCATTATTAAGATATATAAATAAATGATTAAATATTTAAATAATATTTGTAATTAAATATAATTAAATATAATTAAATATAATTAACTAGACTATAATATGAATTTTTTAAATATTAAAAATAATCTAATAGAAAAACCTGAATTATCTAAAGGAATATATAGCAATTTTTTAATTTTTGATAATTTTTTGAATGATTACGAAATGAACGTTTTGAAAGATATAGTAATCAATAGATTTAAAGGCAATATGACGAATAATGAATACAAGCCAATAGTGGGTCTTCACTCTTCTATGGGTTTCCATCCTTATAATTATACACATTGGTCGACAATTTGGGATAATGATTTTTTAAATATAGAGTTATTAAATAAAATAAAAAAGGCAACAGGGAAAAATTTGGAAATAAAGAGAGTTTATACTTCATTTCAAGGAATCAATGAATTTGGATTATGGCATACAGACGATAGATCATTAAATGATTACACTTTTACATTATATTTAGCTATATCAAAGAATCCATATAAAGAAGAAGATTTTGAAAATATTTTTGAAGTTAAATCTGCATTGATGAAATCGATCGAAAAATTTAATATGTTTCCTCAAATAACAAAAGATATAAAAGAAAACAAAATGAATGGAAATTTTTTATTTAATCAAGATGATAGCATATTTAAAATAGAAAATTATAAAAACGATTATTCAGAAAATAATTATATACCAATAAAGGATGGAGATGATGAATATGTAATAATGAATAAAAAAGAAAATATGATAAAAATAAGAAATAAATTTAGAAAAGCTGATACCGGTGGGGATTTTACGTGGATTAATAACGGTTTCATTAAATCTTCACCATTTATAATAAATAGAGGAGTGTTTTTTTCTGGAAAAGAGATTCATAATGGAGATTGTTTTAGAAATAGTGAAAGTTCTTCATTAAATGGATATGAAAGAATAGTTGTTTCTTTTAAATTGTCAGAAATTAGTCTATAATAGAAAGATTACCTGATATAGATATTCTTTCATTTTTATTATTTCTATGAACGGATACTCCGTGTTCTAAATGACAAGGAAAAATAATAATAGACCCTTCTTTAAGATGAGGAATGTAATGTTTATCATAATTTAAATTTTTAAACTTATTTTGATAATCGTTAAAAGCATATAAACTATCTCTTGGATTAACAAAAAATATTTTTGAATCTTTATCGTAATCTTTAGATTTTAAAATATAAACAAATGAAAAATGTGTACCAATGTCAGAATGATTATGTGTTTCTTGAAAATCATTTTCTTTATAGATATTATGCCAAACATTTAATATATTAATTTTATAATTACTAGTGTCATTATCACAAACATTATTCATTAAAAGCATCATATTATTAAAATGTTTTTCTAATTCTTCATAAAGCATATTTTCAAAATTCAATGGATTATAATTGAATAATAATTTATTATCAAAATAATCAGATTTTGTACTACAAAGTTTCCAAGATCCATAATCTATATTGTTATTATTGTAAACCTTATCAAAAAAATTTTTATATATTTTATTATGATTTTCATGATTTAAATCAGATAAATAAAAAAAATCTCCAAAAATATTTAATAATTCCCCTTTATTATCATTGGATTTTTGCATATATAATTTTATTTGTTTTAATTTTATATTAAAATAAATAAAATATAAAAATAAAAATCGTTTATAAATAATGGATAATAATAGTTTTTTGTACTATGAGAATATGAAAATTTGTTTAAAATATAATGTTCTGAATAAAATAGAATGTGATCTTTTAAAAAAATATATTACTGAAATGTTAAATAATAATGAATTTAAAATAAATTATCCATTTGACAACATATTAACTTATGATTTTAATTTTGAAAAAAAATCTTTATTAGATGAACACATAAATAAAATATTAAAAACTATTAAAAAACCTATATGTCATATGTTTAATTGCTCTAATTTTCAAATGGATAATATGAAAATAAATTTAAAATTATTTAAATCACGTGAAGATGGAGAATATGATTTTGATTCATATTATGAAGATTCTGTTACAATAATGTATAATTTAAAATTATTAAACAAAAACAATTCATCAAAATCTTTGGTTTGTGAAAATGAAAATTTTAATAATTTTTTAATTGATTTTATTAGTGAAACTATAAATAATATAATTAAAGCTTACACAGAATCTTTATTAAGTATTAAACTACAAGAAGTAGAAGAAATAAAAAATTATAATGTGTGTGAAACAAAATATGATATAAACTCATATTTTGAAAAATTATTTATTACATGTGATATTAATGAAGAACTCTTTTGCAAAAATAAAGATAAAATTTTACTTTCTTTTAAGTATTGTGAAAATTTTTTTGAAAAATTATTATTTAATATTATAAATGATTACAAACATATACTTATCAAAAATACTTCATTTTTGGATTTGTTGCCAAGTATAAAAGAAGAAGCTAAAAAAATAAATATTGAATTGAATCAAGAAGAAGAAGAAAATTTTAATGGTATATTTAATGCATATTTGGATCATTTTAAAATTACATTTATAAATTTTATTGATAGTCAGGGTCACATAAAAATATTAGTTCCTGAAAATCCATTTCCCAGTTGTTTTATCCATGTTGATAATTCCTTTATTATATATCCAGGTTACTATTTAAAAAAAAAGAAAAGTGTTCACTGTTATTTAGATGATATAGAAGGTTATATTCTAATTAATTTTAATATGATAAATAAAAAGAAATAAAATAATTATTATTAATATATGAGTAGCAATTATAAATTTAAAGGAATTAATTTGACCGATATTTTAGTTCATACTACAGGAGAATTGGATGAAACTAATTTCGATAATATGACTGCATTTTCGACTAGTAATGATGATTATAAAGTAGCAGGTGATGCAATGGATGGAATATATATAGTTCAAGGTCAAAGTACATTGTTTAAAAGAGCAGTACTACATGAAATTTCATTAACTTCAACATCTAATGGATATGAAATCATTTCAAATAGTGATGCAAAAAGGTACATAGGAGAAAATACAAGTAATCCAAAATGGACACATTTTAAATTTTTTATGTCAACTCATAAAGGAAGTAGTGGGAGTAATAAATCAAATACTGATGTAAATTTTTCAGCTGATACTTCTGAATGGGCCAATTCTCCCGGTTCCGATAATGAACAGGCACAGGGGTCAGCACATGTCGATCATAAGACGGAAGACAATCATAATAATAATAAACGAGGAAGATACGCACATAAGCGATACAGGAGGAGGGATCGAAATGTAGATGTAGTTGAGACTCACCATCACAGAATAGTCCATGGAACATATGATAATTTAAACTATACTGGTGGTAGTGGCGGATCTGGAAAAACGATAACCTCATCTTTAAATAAAGCAGTAAATTTATCAGGAAATAAAGATATTTATTACAGAGTTTCTAGTGGTTCTATTTCTCATGGAGGTAGTAATGTAAGTTCAGCACAAAGTTACATTTATGTAAATAAAAAAGGTATAACACAAATTGACGGATCAGTTCAAGATTTTCCTTATTTTTTTGCAGGTTCTAATTCAGGAGAAAATGGTGAAGATGCTACTGTAGGGACTCAACTCACAGCTGCTGGAGCGGACATAGGTACGCTCATCGATTCATGGAGCAATGAAGGAGACCCTCAAAACAGGAAGGGTGTCGGCTACATGCAAAATTGGCATTATCATCACGACGTCGCCCATGACGACACTGCTTATCACATGCGAAGAACACGACACGTTCGGCATTTCGTTCATACTTTTACTTCTGGTGGTAATGGTAGTAATGGCAGTTCTGGTACGATATTAACTAAGAAAAGTCATATATTTACCGGTGATCTTTCCAATCCACCAGGATTTGATACAAAACAAGAAGATATAGATGTATTTAACGAGTTTGGGATACAATCAAGTTTTGGTCATGATACCACAGAAAATGATAGTTATTTTACAACAACAACAAATAGCACTACTACAGCACAATCTATAAAATTATATTTTATCTATAATCCAGATATAGATGAAACAGCAGGCTATGAATCTTTAGATTTTATTGCACAACCAGAACCTGAAAGTGAGCCAGAGCCAGAACCAGAAGCTGATACAGCAAAAGTACATTCTTTAAAAATAACAGGTATAAGTGGAAGTCATACAGATACTAATGGTAATACTTACAGTTGGTTTCCAATAAGTCAAATAGAAGTTTTCGCAATACCTCCATCTGGAATAAATACTAATGTAATTCATTCATTTATTGGTGGTAGTGATACGGGTTCTACAGTACAAAATTTAGTAGGTAGAGGTATAGATTCTCCAAATACATCAGATGATCGAACATCTTATCAATTAAATTTAGATGGACAAACGTTTCTTGAATATAAATTGAGTGATGACACGAGCGTAGGTGATATTACGAAGATTTATCAAAAAGATAATGGTACAAGTAATAATTACGAGTTTGAATATCCAGATAAATTTATTTGTGTAAATCTTAGATCTCGTTCTAATGAATATAATCTTTCTATGAATGATGTAAAAATAAAGCTAGAATTATTTAATTTTAATGGAAATAAATTAATTGAAACAACAGGAGAATTTTCAGGTGATTTGGATAGTAGTTACTTAAGTTTTGTAAGTTTGAAAATTCAGGGAATACAAACAGCAATAGAAAGTAATATTCATTATTTTAGATATATAGAAAATGATCGTACTACTTTAATGAATACTCTTATAGGTCCAGAACCAGAACCAGAACCAGAACCAGAACCAGAAGGACCTCAATTTACAACTTGGAATGATTTAAATGAAACACCTTTTGTTGGAATTCCTAACATTCGTTATATTTCAATTGAATTACCTCAAATAAATATTTTTTTACCTAAATTAGAAGTTCTTGCTGTTGATACAGATTCTGAGACAGGAATAGTTGATATAGGAAGTACAACTTTGTTGGCTGAAGATCGTTCTATTGTAGGTCAGTATATAGTGGGAGATTCTGTAGCACACGGAACAATTACATATATTCAAGGAGGACCAGAAGACTCAGGTAGTGATTTAGGATTGTTAATAGATGAGGATAATACATTAAGTAGCGGTATATCTTCACAAGGTAAAAGTGTATTAATTGATTTAAGTGGTGGCAACGGGAATGAAATTAGTTATAGTTTTTCAGAATTAATTAGCTGTCAATTATTTATAAAAGGGTCTGAACACGGATATTTGCAAAGTTCAAATTGGTCTAATTTAAAAGCTAGATTATATGATGAAGACTTTAATATTAGAATGGAACATTCTTATACATTTTCAGAAAAAACAAATACATCTAATTTTGAAGGTGACATAAATAATATACCTAATGACTATGATGGAAGAATAGTTTTAGCATTTGGAGGATTTTGTGATCATATTTTAAATGCTGCATCATTAGATCCATTAATTGAGGATTTATTAGAATTAAAAGATAATAATCCTTCTATATCACCATTAAAGAGTGGGTGGATATGGTGTCCATTTTTTCTAGATTCACAAGAAAATTTCAATGAACCTGCACCAGAACCTGAGTCACCAAGTTTTACTCTATCATTTTATGCACAAGGAAGACCTTCAACTGGAGGTATTGAAATGGAAATAACATATACAATAGGCAATACTAAAAAAGTATTACTAGCTGATGACGGAACTGCTTCTTTTACACCACCAACTGGAGTATGGCAATATTACACTTATAATAATTTAAACTATTCAGATTTCAATGATAATCCAACACAAGTTGCTATAACTTTCAGAAATATTGAAGATACAATTCAAGACAAATCAAATGCAATAATTGGAGTCACTTTAAGTAGTTCAGCAGATACTGTTGGAAATAGAGTAATAAATAATGCTTATAGTTATCCAGATTACAATACATTTATAAAACCTTATTCACGTTTTCCTGTATTCGTTCAAGAAGGGACAACAGAACATGGAGCGATGACATACACAGCAGTTGGTGCTGGTTATAAACTAGATATAGCAACGACAAGTTATCATAATCCTATTTTAAATCATCATACATATCCATATTCAGGTGGAGGATATAAAGAATCTATATCAGAAGCATCAAGAGATGATTATATTGATTTACGTCTTGATAATTGGTACGGTAACTACTGTATTGTAGATGATGCAAATGTAGATTCAAACAATAGTGAAAATACAGATGGTACTAATAGCTTAATTGTTACAAATTCAATATGGAACTATAATGAAACAGCAGGAATTTATGAAAAAGCTTCTCAAAAGTTAATAAGTTTACAAGGTGGACCTATGAAATGGGGTACAACTAGTAGTGACGAAACCTTCAATCGGATAACAATAACTAGAGTAAGTGGTGGAAATCCATTTAATATATACAGTTTACAATGTTGGTGTTTTGTAACGAACTCATCAGGTCATAAAGAATTGAAAAATATATTGCTTTATGACAACTTAGAACTAACTGATAACGTTTCATATCGTACAGGGTATTATGCTCACGATAATACTAGCAGTGAGAGAGATCATCATATATTTTCGTCGGTTCTTGACGGCTATCAGGGTACTCAAGGTGGTCAATTTGGAGTCACAGGTGGTGGCACTTCACAAGGAACCGGAGATGCTGGTGAGAGATATATTTATAAACTTGAATCAGGTTTATTTTATAATGTTAATGATATTGTAGCATTAGTACTTTATAATGGTACACTAGGATATGGAGCAGGATTACAAATAACGATAGGTACTGATAATTACACTAACTACTTTACTCCTGTTACAGAAAAAGACAATGATGTATATGTTTTTGAAGGTTCTTATTATGCTAGTGGTTCAACAATGTTCCTTAAACCGCCAGTCAACCCAACTTTATCAAATATATATCAAGATACTACAACTTTTTATCAATCAACTACTATAATTGATGGAAGATATAAATGGGAAGGTAATCAAATAGCATATCAAGTATCACAAAATCAAGGTTATTGTAATAATGTAAGAGGAATAACTCATTATTATTGCGATATAAGAAGAAGATCTGGTTGGGATCATTCGACAAATGAACAATGGGGACATACTCATACTGCTAGACAATGTCCATATTTAACAACATTAGTAAATGTTATAGCTGGATCAGATCCAGTTTATGATTATGAGTATGTTACTTATCCAACAAGTATAACTTACAATGATTATGGAATAACAAGTAGTAGTTTTATAAAATATTTCGATATAGTGAATAGAGATGGTGTGGGAACATCAAGAACAAATGAACTTGCAATATTTGTAAATAATTATAAAGTACCATATACTACAAATGCACCCGCTACTACATATGATACAACAATTTATGTAGGTAATTCTACAACAAATAGTAAAGTTGTCACTTTACCTGAATCAGGTATGACAGTAGATCCTACACCAATTAATGGAAAAGGAGGTAATAATTGGTCGGATACATTTTCGGTTTCAGTTACAGGTGATCAATTGACAGTTACAAGAACTGATCAGAATCAGGGATGGGGACAAGGATTAGTTTTGATGGCATCACTTAATGGTGATAGCGAAAAAGTATTAACAGCAACTCTTGATTATCCAATATTTAAAAGTCAATTGGTAGCAATTTTAATGACACATGAAGAAGGAAGTAATTACATAGGTTATAATGTTCTTGACATTAGAAGAAGATATGGTTATGCAGCAGATTTACAGTATTATAGAATAAAAGACGATTATGGTAGTGTACTCAAAATATTTGACAAACATCATGGTTCTTCTTCATCGAATGGTAATGACTGGCCTATAACATCACATTCGCCACATTCTGCTAACGCTAATAATAGTGCAGCTCAATCTTGTTTGTTCACATTAATTAGAGGAGACAATTGGAGTTTTTGGGAAAGTCGACGTGGTTCAGATGCATATATACCTGAAGTAGACTATGCTCCTAATGATGTTAATGGAATTTTAAATATTGCAGCAAATAAAATTAAATTACCATTCCCTTATGTTGGAACTTATGATAGTACAAATGTTAAATTTACATACGATTACTCTAGTACAGGATACTTTCAACATTGGTACGATTCAGGAGTGGGAGATGGTAGTAAAGATATTGCTGTATGTGCTTTGGATTTCAGAACAGTTCAACCTTATATTACAGATAATGTTGATGATTATAAAACAAAACCTCCTGATAGGGATTGGAACGATGTTTGGGTAGTTAATCCATATTAATTATTAATTATTAATTATTAAATATAAATTAATAATTATAAAAAATAAAGTTTTTCTTTATATTATGAGCACGCATACCACAAATTTTAGAGACTATGTTAAAAATCCAGCAAATTTTAATCAAGGTCAAGGTAATAATTATGATCTTATATTTCCAATATGGTTTACTGAAACAATGAATGATCCTGCTCAAGTAAAAGCTTCTCCTTCAGCAAATTTAGAAGATGATTCGTATCATAGAGCAAAAAATACAATATATTTTGAATTAGATTATCCTGGTACTGAAATAACAAGTTGTATAATGGTAGTATTTTGTGACGACAATGTAAGAGTACTCCAACAATCAGACGGAGAAGGTACAGGTTACAGTCAAGGTAACGGTAGACTACTTTTATCAATGGGTGGTATGGTTAATACTGAAACTGGTCATTTTACATTGAAAAACGGAAAGAATAGATTTATTTTTGAAGTATCTAATACTAATAATACATACATACATGGTGGCCCTGGATATTTATTGGCATGTGCACTAACAAGTGATGCTACTAATAACAATTTAATATTTCATACAGGACACACTTTTTGTAGGTGGGGAGGTTATACTGCTGCGACTAACCCCACTTATGATAGTTTAGGACAAGGATGGAAATGGAAGAATGGATTTTTTAGTAATACAGATGCCCCAGTTTTGTCTGGAGTACCTAGTAATACAACAATAACTGATGAAGATTCGTATACAATACCAACAGTAACAGCTACAGATACAACTGATGGTTCACTAACTGTAACTGTTAACAACGGTGGATTTACGACAAGTGGAAGTAGTAGTCACACAACAGGTAATTATACAATAACATTTACAGCTACAGATAGTAATGCTGTAACAACGACTGCAAGTTATGTATTAACTGTCGAGACAAGTGCTATATATTTCCCTATGAATTATAACATAATCCAATCCAACTTACTTTACGACTACAAGTATGATTGGAATGCATTGATTACTCGGATATGTTTTTTTCCTTCTACTTATGATCCATACAATACTTCAACTAGAACTGCGGATACTGGTAGATTAGGAACTGAAGTCCGTGCCTATAATAGTATCATACATAACTTCAATAATCAGGCTAAGGTATTTGCGCATAATCTCTCAATTAGAGTTGAAGGGGTTGCATTTATAAGATTTAAATGGGTGATGACTATACGGAACTTATCAACTATGGCTGGTAAATTTCTTAGAATAGATGAATATTTTGGATGGAGCCCAACAGTTTCTGCTGGAATCTTTACGAAAGTAGATTGGATTGAGGGTACTAATAGTAATGGAAACCGTATAAAAGTGTATAGAGTATACAGCATAAATTCTATAGATGATTTTTATAACAACTCCAACAGCGCGCAAGGGTTGAATGCACAAGCTATTTGGCAAGATAATTAATTAATAATTATAAAAAATAAAGTTTTTCTTTATATAATGAGCACACATACCGATAGTTTTAGAAACTATGTTACAAGTAATTTTAATAATACCCAAGGTAATAATTATGATCTTATATTACCAATATGGTTTACTGAAACACATTGGCATATTCCTTCAGCATCATCAAAAGCTTCTCCCGCTTTTGAAACTGACTCTAATCATAGAGGACAAAACACAATATATTTTGAGTTAGATTATCCTGGTAGTAGTGAAATAACAAGTTGTAGAATGGTGGTATGGTGTGATAATGCTGTACGAGTACTACAACAATCAGACGGAGAAGGTACAGGTTACAGTCAAGGTAACGGTAGACTACTTTTAGCAAACGCTGGTATGGTTAATACTGAAACTGGTAATTTTACATTGAAAACCGGAAAGAATAGATTTATTTTTGAAGTAGCAAATCACGGAAACATACATGGTGGCGCTGGATATTTATTGGCATGTGCAGTAACAAGTGATGCTACTAATAACAATCTAATATTTCATACAGGACACCACTTCTGTAGGTGGGGAGGTTATACCAATGCGAGTACAACTTATGATAGTTTAGGACAAGGATGGAAATGGAAGAATGGATTTTTTAGTAATACAGATGCACCAGTTTTGTCTGGAGTACCTAGTAATACAACAATAACTGATGAAGATTCGTATACAATACCAACAGTAACAGCTACAGATACAACTGATGGTTCACTAACTGTAACTGTTAGCAACGGTGGATTTACGACAAGTGGAAGTAGTAGTCACACAACAGGTAATTATACAATAACATTTACAGCTACAGATAGTAATTCAATAACAACAACTTCAAGTTATGTATTAACTGTCGAGCCAAGTGCTTTTAATTTCCCTGTAGGTATGTGGATCTACCAGAACATAACTTGTAAATCATGGTTACATACATCAGATTATCTTATACAGACAATAAGTTTGCATGATGCTACTTATGATCCAAACAATAGTTCAATTAGAGAAACTAATACTGGAGAAATTGCAAGTACAACAAAATTCACAAATAATACCGTTGGCTACAGAGGAACATATGGTCACTCAAGGAAAATTTCAACTAGCGAAACTAATGTGGTATATATAAGAGTAAGGTGGGAGGTCTATAATACGTCTACTTTAAGCAATCGCTCAGTTTCCATGTCAACCGCTGGTGGTCTCACATCTATCGAATGGGGGTCAACAGTGAATTCAGTAATAACTAAATATATAGTATACTACCTAACAACATCTGGACGAACCACGACACATGGTGCAGTCACGGCATGGAAATACTTCTACTAGAATAGTTGTTCCTAACTACATGACATGAATTATATAGAGTATACTAGCTACTTGATGATGTTTAATTATTAATATAAATTAATAATTATAAAAAATAAAGTTTTTCTTTATATAAATGTTTGAATTAGAAGAGAGAAAGAAATATACAAAATATGTAATAGAGGAGGTAGAAAAAATTCTTTTAAAATTTGTAGATAAAAAAGGATATGCAGGATTAATGGTAGTAGGATTTCATTATTTTTTAATAGTTATTTCAGTAACGTATATAATGTTTGGTTCTGTAAACATTTATTATTATATGTCTAGTTTACTGTATGTAGTAATTATTATTCTTCATTTTATTTGTGGTGGTTGCATATTGACAAGAATAGAGAGAAGTTTGTTTGAAACGAAAGAATGGTATGGACCTATTAGTATGTTGTTATACGGTATAGAAGATGCTTCAAAAGAACGTACAAATAATATGGTAGTATTTTTAGCAACATTAATAGTGATAAACATAATTTCAAAATTATTCAATCAGAATATTAATTTGTTCTTATTAATGTTATTAGTAGTAATATATTTTAGATTGTATTAAAAAAATTGATTTGCTTTAAATATTTATTTTTGTTTTATAAAAATGTCGTACATAGGTGAACCTAAAAAAGTTTCAAGTGCAGAATTATTTCTTCAGGAAAGAAGTAGTGATGATATTATATATATAAAAAATATGATGAAAGCCATCATTAAAAAAAAATTGACAGATTATATAAAAAATTTTGATAAAAATTGTGGATTTACTTTCTCTGGTGACCAAGAAATATATTTGTTAATGGATGATGAAAATGTAAAGAATGATGGTCATAGTGGCTATTCCGCTGGAATAACATTAAGAAATTGTCAATATATGTTGAAAAATTATGATGGTGATGAAATTCAAATTGCAATTAATAAAGAAGAAGATACTTGCTGTTGTAATGGTATTTTGCCAAAGAATTATTGTCCTGATAGTTATCCTGTGATTTCTCCACCCAATCCTCCTCCAAATTCTCCTGTTGTAATAGGTTATAATGGTATGGATGATAATAATAAAAAAGCAATGGATGTTTGGCAAAGTGGGGGAATTGATGCAGCAATAAAACATATGATGACTGGTAGCGATGGTAAACCTAGAAGTTATGCTCAGATGAGGGAGTTGTATGGTTAGATTAAATAAAGAATAATATAAATTAATTATTTATAATACAATTCAAAAAAATTGAATTGTATTTTTTATATTAATTTATATTATTGATGCAATTAATAGATCAGTTGGATATTTACATGAAGGATAAATTTCCTGATTATTATATAGTAAAAAAAACTGATAATGAAAGAAGATATATAAAAAGATATCATGAGTTAGAACAAATATATTATGGAGAAGTAATGAATGGAGAACGTCTTGAAATGACTGTTCCTATAGGAGAGATATCTTATTATAAAAGATTTAATTTAAAAAATCAAAATGTATATGATATTATAAACTTTTTGGAAAGTAAAATTAAAAAAGTTTAATATTTTAAAATAATAATCTAGCTACTAGTAAACTACTTGAACTTACCTTTTTTTATGCCCATGATCTTCCCTTGACATAACCTTCATCATCATCATCACTTTCATCATCTGACCAAGCGGTCGACATGAAAGATGACATATTATTTGGAGCTCTAGATGCAATCTGAGAGTAACTCATTGTACTTCTATTAGAAGTATCACTAGAAACTTGAGAATTTCCAGAAAGAGATGGAAAGTTACTTTCATCTTGAATATCAATTACGAAATCTTGTGAAGGAGGTTGTAAAATTTCTCTGTTACCAGAGAAACGTTGTTCTTTCTCCTTCAAGCGTTGACAGTACTTGAGAGTATGACCATATTGTTTGCAATAGTTGCATTTTTGAGAAAGAAGTGTTGGACATACAACTCTTGAACTAGGATCGGAACTTTGTCTAACCCAGTGACTGTGTACTTCTTTAAGAGACTTACCTGCATCAGCACAAACTTTACAGTATGGTAAAGTGATTTCATAATTGCAAGATGCGATGATTTGTTCCATAATCCATGGAGGACATTGAAATCCATATTCAGGTCCATAATATGGTTCCATAATACCGAATCCATGAGGAGCTTCTTCAATTTGAATTTGAGCTTCTTCATCGAAGTCATTGAATAAGAGAGCGGAGTAAGGATTGCGTTGAATAGCTTGCATTTTAGTTACTTATGTAATAAATGTTTGAGAGTATACTAATTAAGAAAAGATTTGAAACAAATCAATTTTTTTTAAATAACTTTGTGTGCTTTTTAGTCTACAGGTTCAATTTCAAGTATATTTAAATCGACATCTTCTGCTTGATGTAAATTATTGAAACCATTTGAACTATTATTAATCATTTGTTCAATTTGGCTTATTGTATTTTCAATATTAATTCCATTAATAGATCCGAATATACCAGTTGATCCAAAACCTCCTTGTCCTCTGTTAGTATAACCTAAATCTTCTTCTGAATTAACTAATTCAACCCAAACAGGTTGTAAAGAGGGTCCGCATATTTGTAAAAGTCTTGTAAAAGGTTCAACTTCAACGTCCTCCATTGATATATTATCGAATGCACCAATTAAAGATCCTCTATAACCAGAATCAATAATACCTACACTATTAGCTAACCTTAGTTTTGTTTTAGAAATACTAGATCTTGGATATACATAAAAGGGAGAAGGAGAATCATTAAAATATGCTGCACATTTAATTTTTAAATCAACTTTTGTTACTTCTGAAGATTTAAATGTTGTTTTGAATGGAATAAATAGATCGAATCCTGAATCTTCAAAAGGAGCATCATTATTTAACTTTGTATTATGTTTTATGATATGTTCACTATAAGCATTAATAATATCTTGTTCTGGGTTATCAATAAATAATTTCAAGAATAAAAAGTTATCCATGATATTATTAATATAAAATTATTTTTAAATTATTTTAACGAATTAACCACAAGGTATATGTGTCAATCCATTATTGTTTATTTTTGGTGGTTGAGCACTATCTTCTGTATTACCCATTGCAGTTTGAGCACATCTTTTGGTTTTAGTTAGTATGTACATACTTTGAGGGACAGATGAATTAAATTGTTGACTATATACAGTACGTAAAACTCTTCTTCCTCCTATAAATTTTGAACAACTAATATTAGCTGTACATATTTTTTCAACATTTGAAATATCAGTTGGTAGTACACATGTATTCGAAACAGCTAAATTATGTGTATAAGAAGATGATGTTTCAAATAATGCTGAATTAGAATCTGCTTGAACAACTGTATAAGGGTATTCTCTTTTAATCCATTTATATTTTGTTGATATTAATCCCTTATTATTTATAGTTGGTTTTTTAATAATTTCATTACTATTACTACAAATAGGTAATCTTCCTGAATTGTAAATGTTAACAGGATATATACCATATTTGGAACCATGACCTCTTGGACCTTTAAACCTTGTGAATGGTGTTCTCTTCATAGATCTTTGTAAATTATCTTGACCAATATATCCTTGTAGTCTTTTAGTTCCTGTAAGTGAAAATATTTGATTATTTGATACTTTATTAAAATATTTAGTTTCACTTTTTCTCTTTAAGGTATTAATTGACATATAATAAATATATATATTATTTATTTGTAAAAAAAAATTGATTTAAAATTAGTGTTGTATTTAGTATATATATAAACCCTAAATTAAAAATAAAGTTTTAAACAAATGGAGTGGAAACGTGGATGTAGTATTGAAGATGCACCTAAAAAAAAATTAAATAAAAATGATAATAAAAAAGATGAAAAAAAAAATAATTATAGAAGAGATCGTTATAGAGATAATAATGAAGAATTAGAAAGAATTAAGATTGAAAATCAAAAAAAGAAAGAAGAAGCTGAAAAATTGGTTTTTAATAAAATAAATTACCCTGAATTATCAAAAACCGTTTTTGATAATAAGAAAGATGAAAGTATTAATTATTTAGAAAAAGTAAAAATAACTAGAGAACAGGATGAGGGAGATTTATTTTTAAGAAATAAAAATAATTGGAGAGGAGATGTTTGGATAGGGCCTAAATTTATGAAAAAAGATAAAATTTCTAAAGAATATAATGATTATTTAAAAATTGCATCAAAAAATGCATCATCAATTATCATGCCGATTACAAAGACCTACTATAGTAGGAATAAGATTAATTGGTATGAAAGTTGGGAAGATACTTTTAAAAAAGAAGAGTGGAATAAAATGAACGAACAGTTAGAGAAAGAGCGATCAGATAAATTATGTGAAGAAGCTGAATATGCTTTTAATAAAATGTATGAAAAAAGGAAGAGGGAATCAGAATTATATTATTATGAAACGGGTAACTTAGATAGTTTTGCAATTGTAGAAAAACAAATAGAAGAATATGAAAAGTGGGAAGAAGAGTTTAATAAACAATTTGAAGAAGAAGAAGAAAATGAATATGAAGAACTTAGTGAAGAAGATGAATACAGTGATTAATTTTAACAGAAATCTTAATAGATAAGTTATAATTATAAAATAATTTTTTATTAATGTATTATGGAGGTTTATGATTCGGATGATTATTTTACTGATGATGATATTCTATCTGACTGTGATAGTATAAATGATGTATTAGATGAAGGATGGATGAGAGAGTTTGAATTCATTGAAAATAATTATGATAAGTTTTATAATGTAGATAATGAAAAAGTTAAACTATGTTTTATATATATAAATGATAAAGAAATAGAAAAAATTAATACAAAAACTCATCAGTTAAAAGATAAAAATCAATTATCAAAACAAGAATTACAATCATATATAAACGAATATAATTATAAATTAGATAGTATTTTAAGGTATAATATTACTATGACACCAAGTGAACTAATCGATTTTAAAAAAAAAGGTATTGATTTGAATGATAAATTTAAGTATATGCATAAAATAGAAAGAATTGAAGATATTTACATAATGCCCACTATTCAGATGTTTTCTGATTTAAATACTATATATTTTTTCTTTGAAAAGATTAAAAAAACAAATAGATTTACAAAAAAGATAATTCTTAAGAATAAAAATGAGGTAAGAGGAAAAAAAAATAAAACAAAGAAGAATATTTAATAAATAAAAGGAGTATCCTTATATAAATAAAATTGATTTGTTTACATAAAGATACTATTTATAACATTAAAACATAATGAGTGTTGCAAAATACGTAAAACCAACTAATAAATTAGAGTTATTACCGTTAGAAATTGAAGATGAAATATGGAATTTATATTATTATGAACATTTTAAATCTAATATTTTAAAAGAGATCAAAGATTTTGTTTGTGAAATTGCACTTTTTAATGATTTTCATTATCAAGAAATGAAGAAAATTGTTAGATCAATCAGATTTAAAACAGGTCCTATACCATTGCATTATACAGATTATTTACGTGAACATAAAGATTATTTATCAGAATTATTAGTAAAAATGTTAAGTAATAATGGAAGTATCATATTGTACAATTCATATGTTGAGATTGAAGATGAATATGGTGTCATGTATCCTCAGGTATCATGTGTTGATGCATTGAATAGATTGAAACGTGAGAATAGTCAAAATAAGGACACGAAAAATATTTTATTAAGATTTATGTTGAAGTTGTGTAATAATCCTACAGTAAAAAATGAATTAACTAATTGGTGGTTTTTACTTAATATTAATTAAATATCATCAATATCAATAACTTCTCCATCAAGATCCATAATATCTGTATTATCATTATTTAATTTTGCTTCTTCCATTAGTTGTTCTTCTTCCTCCTCATCGTGATACGAAAATTCAATACCATCAACTTCTTCATCTTTTCTTACTAGGTCAGTAACCGATTTAAATACTGTCCAATTTATTTTTGTTTCATTTTTTTTTAATTTATCAACTTCATTATCATTATACACTTCAAGAAGATCACAATTAGGTAACTTATCTGATTTTTTTGTTTCAAATTCTCTTTCACCAACTAGTACGAAAGTTCCTACAATAACAGAATTGTCTCTTTTACCTCTTCCTCTAAATTTGTTCCTAATGTGTAATAGCATCTGTATATTATCTTGGGTGAGAACATGACACATGTTATTTCCTAAAACTTTAGAAACACAAGCATATATCTCGCCTTCTTCATTAGCTGATCTTAAAATTTTATTTGTTGATGCTTCAGATGTAAATTTTCTTCCATACTTTTTAGCATTTTTTCCACCTTTAGTGTTTTTTACCATGTTTTTAACAAATAAAAAATTATTATTATAAAATCAATTTTTTTAATAATAATTTTAAATAATATACTTTTCAGTTGTATTGTCCTGAAATTCAACGAAGAATTCCAAAAGACTACTTGGAATTTCCACAGAACTTGAGTGAAGATTAAATAATAATTCTGCAAGAAATTCATTTGTTGTTATTTTTCGAAGTGGATGATGACTTTTTTGTGTTGTTTCTAGTGTTTGTTCATCTGGTTCTAAACCATACTTATCATAAAATTCTTCTAATAAGTCATCATTTGGAAAACATATTTTATCATTAAATGTTGCTTGATATTCTATAAATCTTTCCTTCCATATAGGAGTGTCTTTGCAATAGTATTCCCAATTGTCATAATAGTTTTCCATAAATTTTTCGTGTGTAAGTGTTTGTCTGTGTAGTTTGAAAGCATCTATTTTATCATGTTTTATTTCTATTTTTTTATTTTCTAATAAAAGTTTCCTTGCACTAATGTTATAATTAGGTTTTTCATAATCAATTATAATTTTACTACTTTCTAGTTGTATTGATTTATCTTTGCAATAGTTAATAATAATGAGTGATAGTAATAGATGTTTTTTGTTTTTGTAAGATAATGAAATATCTAGTTTTATATCCTTTCTCTTTTCACGTAGAAATTTTATTACATCTAAATAAATAATATCTATATCTTCATCTTTCATTAAAGATATATAATAAGTTAGATTTCTCCAGTTAAATTTTTCCAAACTTTGTATTATCTTATGTGATTTTTCGTTATAATCTTCCAAATATTTAGGTTTTTTTCCACGAAAAGCTGTAAATTTCTGATTTGTAGCATATATTTTTATGTGTTGATTCATAATGAATATAGGAACAGACTTATCAAGAGTAAATAGATTTTTTATAATGTAATGTATATTTTGTATAGATTTTTCTGAAATATCTCTATTAATATTATCTTCAATTAAGGAAATTAAGTTAGGATTAGTAATATAGTAAAAGTCAAAGTAAATTTTCCAAATAATACAATATACGTCCTCGTAAAATTTTGAATTGTACAACTCAGATATGTAGAAAACTGCATCTTCTATGTCCGTTTGAAATATCATTGAAATAATGAATGATGCCAATAGTTCATCTTTTAAATAAAGAAATTCAGAAAACATATTAAATTTATTCTTTTGATATTTAGAAAAGTAAAAATAATTTTCAATTTTTTTCAATATAAATTTTAGAAATATATATTATCTAAGGTTATATTATATGGCTAACGCTTGGCAATTACACGTTAAGGACACTATGAAGGCAAACCCTGGAAAGAGTCTTAAAGAATGTCTTCAAATGGCAAAAAAAACATATGTTAAAGGTGCTGTTTCAAAGGCAGTTACAACAAAAAAGGCAAAAGTAACAAGAAAATCAAAGAAGGCAAAGGGAACTAGAAAAAAGAGAAAGGGAAGAGGAAAAAAATCCAAGAAATAAATTAAAAGATTTATGATGTAAAATATATATTATTTAGTTAATAATATATATGGATTTAGACAATGAATTTTATGAAAAATATCAAGGATGGATTCACTTTGCAAAGAATGCTTTAATTACAAAACCTTCTGAATGGGGTCTTTTTGAAGATGATACTCAAAAAATTATTACTACTTATGATTTAATATTTAATGGAGAATTGAATAACGATAATTTATTTTTAGTAAAACATAACTTAATATGTTGGGAAGGAATGGATGATCCTTCATATGTTAATGATAAAGATTCGTCTTTCCATTTAAACTACAAAGATGCAGATATAAAAAAACCAGGAATATTAGTGAAAACAACAAAAAATCCAAAAAAAATGCCTTATAGAATGATATATGGTTCATTTGCTATGGCAAAAAGATATTTCACACAACCAAACGAATATCAATATGGTAGCTCATTATTTTATGTTATAAGTGAAGAAACATTCTTCAAATATTTAATGGATCCACTACCAAATTATCAATGATGAATTGATTGATAATGTTTATTTTTATAAGTCTTTTTTATCTTTATTATAGCATCATCTTTTAAATATCCTCCATTTGAAACCAAATTTTCAATCTCAGAATTATACATTTCAGAATGTTCTGAAATGAATTTTTCATATCCAATTTTAGGACTAAACCCTTGTGATGATTTTTCATTTTCAATAAATTTTTGGATATTCTCTATAAAATTTTTTGAAACATTGTGTGAAGATCTTACAAATTTTGCACGAACTTTCTCTATAGTTGGCTTTTTTCTGAAATAATATCTAGAGCTTCTGTACATTTTGGTATTAATGTTGTCTATAGTTGGATTTTCATATCCAAGTCTACTTAATCTTTCCAATTCTGAATTAACTATTTCCAATATGTGATTTGTTTCAAACCATTTTTTCCATTCTTCTTTATAAGTTTTTCTATCATCGTGTGAATGTAACTTTGAGAAATAATTAATTTCATTCATAAGTTCGTTTGAAAATTTAAATCTAAAGACTTGATGTTGAACATTTTCTGTTTGTGTATCCATTTTTTATAATACTTAAAAAAAGTATTTTTTAGAATCAATTTTTTTAGATATAGATATTATTAATTAAAATGTATTTGACAATACTTTTCTCCTATTACACATTTATTTCTACATTTATAATCCACGTTATGTTGACAATTTAATTTACTTTTTTTATAAGTAAACATTCCATTTTTTAAACAATTTTTATTTTGTCTCCATGCTTTGGAAGATTCATCAAAATCAAATTGTTTATTAAATTTTAAATAGTAAGACCTTGTTTCTTTCATTTTATATAATACTTTTTCCCTACTATTTTTTAAATCAATTTTAATTAAAATTGATACTATATATATATTAAATAATATATATATAATAAACTATGGATAAAGATCTAAAAGATTATACAAAAACTTTTACTGATAAAGAAAAAATTGCTTGTAAAATTGCCGAAGAGCATTTAAAAACTTCTTTTAACATAAAAAAAAGTGTCGGTTATATTCAATATAAAGAAAATGATAAAAAATAATTATTATATATTTTCATATTTTAATAATTCATTTTCATCTATACCTATAAATGAAAAAATTTCATATAAATTACTTTTTTGTACTTGAAATATATGACTACTATTATTTACATGTATATAAATTAAACTATCACTATTATATATTATTTTCCATTTGTAATAATGGTTTCTGTAGTGAATAAAATTACAAACTAGTAATTTACAATTGTATTTATTTCTTAAAAAGATCTCAAGACGTTTAATATCATTCATTGGTACTTCAATATCATTACCATAATTAGGATGAAAAAATAAACAAAATAGAATTCGTGTTTTATTAACCTCTATTGTTTTTAATCGATCAAAACATCGTTCAAAGTGTTTCATCGTATCTTCATTTTTTAAATTATGATGTGGAAACAATGCATTATGAAAATTGTTATAATCATTGTCATTTATATTGAAATTATATTTTTTATGTAAGGTTCTATAACCATGTTTATTATTTAATTCATTCATTTTGCTTTCTTCTTCACTATATAATAAATCATCTTTATTGATTCCGTTTGATAAAATATCAATTATAGGGTCGACATTTTGACAATACATTCCATCAAATGGTCCACTAAATTTTTTATAACCAATTTCATTGAGAAAAATCTCAGTGAAACATCTAATTCCTACACTGAGTATACATTTGTAGTTCATATAATTATAAACTTATTTGTTTTGAAGTCCTTTTACAAAATTATCTGTAACTGTTTTTATTGATGTATCAATATTAGATAAATTAGAGAAATCAGGAAATTTCACATCTGCTGGTCTAACCTCTCTTGGTAAAATTTTCATAGCTGTTTGTAAAAAAGCACCACCACTTATTGGAGTTAATATTGTTGAAAATTTCATAATACTTTGTTGTAATTTTTTTGTAGCATCAACTAAACCACCAGATAAATTTTGAAAATCACCAAATATATTTGTAAAATTTGATGCATTTTTTGAAAGAATAGTCACAAGATTACCTGTGGCAGCAGCTGCAGAGCCAGCACTATCAATTGCTGATAAAGCACTACCAAGACCAGGTATTGCTTTTGCAACATTACCCATTGATTTTCCAATATTTCCCAAAAGTTTACCTCCTTGTTCTGAAAAAACTTTATTTTGAGAGTCTAAAAAAGTTCTTATAGGTCCTTCAGTTATTTTATTTATTTCTACTACAAATGCTCCAAGTGATTCTCTTAATTCGTTCATTGATTGTTTACCTCTTTCACTAATAATAAATTCATTAAGTGTATTTAATTTACCGTTTAATAATTGTATCACTTCATCAGGATTACTAACATTACTTTTTCCACTTATTAATGATGTTCCTTTTTCAAATGCATAAAGGACAATCCCAACGTATGCTTTCAATAATGATTGAATGATTGTTTTCATTATTGTTAAATCTAATCCCATAACAGATAATTTATTCTCATTTGTTGGTTGTACTCCTTCTGTTCCTCCTATGTATTTTCTTTTAATAGTTTTTCTATTTCTTATTTTTTTTTTATGTAATGATTTTATTTTGTTTTTCTTTTGATGATTTTTCATATATATTATGTTGTTTTTTTTATTTTTCTTTAAAGTTTTTCTTTTATTATTAGTAATTACTTCGTTTTTTAAAATCACTAAATGAAATATTTTTAATCTTAGAGCTATTAACAATTTTTTTATTAATTTTCAAAAAATTAAAATCTCTTATCCTACCACAATATTTGAAATCAAGAATTTTTGATTTGTTTTCATCGATAATAGCACGTGGTTTAGGTTTTTTTTTCTGATTATATGACTTAGGTTTTACATATAAAGATTTTTCATTTTCAGGTTTTTCATCTTGTTTTTTATCCGTTTCTTCCTCTTTTTTTTTAATTTTATCTTTTACTATTTCATATTCTTTTTCAATATCTACATACAACATTTTACAATCAAACTTTAAAACGTAATTTCTACACGCACTTTCTATCAAGGAATAAGAAAGAGAAGACTTATCTGAATAATAATTAAACTTTTTTATAGAATGATCATAATACATTATTACATTTGCCAAAGGTGTTACTTCAAAAAGTATACAATTCTTTAAGCTTTCTAATTTATCATCATCTAAAATTAATACATCTAAATCATCAAATTTTTTTTTATACTTTTCAATATAATCTTTTAACGGATCTTTT